ACGCGAGGTCAAAGAAAATGATTCCATCAGCGGATATCGATCCCTGGAAATGTATGCTCCGCACGGCACCATGAAAGTGGTACCGGACAAAGATTGTCCTGCTGGAAAAGCATACATCTTAACCATGAGCAGTCTCGTTTTAGCGTCCATTGGACCAGCAGTTCAGCTGACCCAGTTGGATGGAAATCGAACACTCAGAATGAATTCCGCGGATGGTATTGAAGTGAGAATCCATTCATATCTGCAAATGGGTTGTCGAGCACCTGGATTCAATTGTGTCGTCACTCTCCCATCTTAATAGGAGGGAAACATGGCTAATCGAATCTTTCATGATGTTCAGGCATTAAACCCTGGCATAAAGATTGTCGCAGGGCGTTTTAAGCCTAATGGCTCAAGCGCGATCGATAACACGGCGAACCTTGGGAACGGTTTTACCGTTGAACGAACTGGAACTGGAACTTACACCGTCACTCTTGATGATGTATATCCAGGATACATTTCGGCCCAGTGTTCGCTGCAGCACAATGGTGCTGGAGACAAAAAACTGCACTTCGGCGCAATTGATGTTTCCAGTGCGAAGACCATCGTTATTTATAACATCGAAGGATCTTCTGCTGCCGATCTAGCCGCTCATGCGAATAATCATGTCCATTTCGTTTTGTTTCTCCGAAACACGTCCCTGACGCAATAGGAGGAACATGAAGAAAGGATCACTCGACGACGCTTTAATGGTCTCGATAGGATCCATGGAACCCAAAGGGGCCGGCATGGCCCCTGAAGGGGAATACATGGAAGACGAAGAAATCATTGAAGAAGGTCCAATGGAATATTCCGAGGATCAGCATATGATGGCAGAGGAGCTCAGTTCAGCACTCTCTTCCGGAGATTCTCAGGCTATTCTTGAAGCGTTTCATGGGATCCAGATGAGCTACTGATGACAGACTTCGTCTCTCTTTCAGATCTCAGGACCCTGGTACGGCAGCGAGCTGACCAGGAGAACTCGCAATTCGTTACAGACCAGGAGCTCCGCCAATACATCAATCGATCGTATTGTGAGCTCTATGACCTACTCATCACGAATGCGAACTCCGAGGACTATTTTCTAAATTCCTCAACGGTTACGCTCGTTTCCGGGACCCAAACCTACGATCTGCCAGCTGACTTTTATAAGCTTCGCGGCGTTGATTTGAACATGGGATCAGATACTTTCCCGCTGAGAAGATACAACTTCCCCCAGCGTGATGTAGGTTCCCGGTACTCGGTTCCATACCGGTATCGATATCATATCCAGGGATCCTCCCTGCGACTTACACCCAGCCCTTCGACGAATGACACGTTGACGGTCTGGTATATTCCAAGCCCGAAAAAATTTATTGAAAAAACCGTAACGGCGATCACCCGCGGAACCTCGACCATGTGGACCGTCGGGAAGAATCATGGCTTTGTTGTTGGAGATAAGATCACCGGCACCGGTTTCATTGATGCCACCAATTATGATGTTGATCAGACTGTTTCTGCTGTAGGTGCAGCCACCGTGACAACGGATCTGGACAGCAGCGGCCTCGCGGATCCGACAACCTTCGGAAACATTGAATCTCGTTTTGATTTTTACAGCGGATGGGATGAATACATTATTTGCGGAGCTGCAATCGACTGCATGGTGAAGGAGGAATCTGATCCTAGTGCTTTAATGAAGATGAAGGAAGAAACAAAAATAAGGATTCTCTCAGTCTCTGATAACCGGGACCTGGGCGAACCGGCAACGGTTACCGATATGGCGGTCTATTACACCGATCCTGGATCTTACACCTGGTATTCATAGGAGGCTCATGCCGAATCAAACTTATAAAAATGACCAAAGTTACATGGCAGCAACGACACTGGCCTCCGATGTCACTGGAGACACGATCGATGCTTCAGGGATGAACAGCTGCTCGTTTACTTGCGTGAACAGCAATACTGGTTCTCCCAATGGAAATATTTTTATCCAGGTTTCCAATGATGAATCCGAGTGGGTCAATACAACTGCAACCGCGGCGATCACTGCAGCAGAAACCAATCTTCTAGAGCTCAGTGCTTTACCGGCCAGGTTCGTCCGGATCAAGTATGTGGCAAGCTCGGGAGGGACTGATGCGACGCTCAACGTGGCGTTCACCATGAAGTCATGAGCCGGGTAAATTTTACCGAAATTCAGACAACTGATGAAGCAACGAACCGACTCCAGAAAAACATCCATACAGCACTCAGGCCGCTGCTGCAGCTGCCCTTCGCTGATGGGGTTCATAAAACAGATCAAGCCATCGGGACCGGTGATACGATCGTGGATCATGGCCTTGGGCGTAACTATGTCGGCTATATCATAACGAAGCAGAATGCAGATACTTCAATCTATGTTTCAACAACGACAAACAGTTTTGAAGACCGGCAAATCATTTTGAAAGCAGGCGCGTCAGTGACCGCCGATATATTCTTTTTTTGATATGAGCACCAACATAACAGGCATAGTCAAAAGCACCGTTTCGGTTACACCAGGACCGGATTGGGCGACGAATCTGAACACGTCCCTGGACGCCATCGATGCCCATGACCATACCTCAAACAAGGGCGTCAGGATTGTTCCTGCTGCAATCAATATTAATGCATCTCTGGAATTTAATTCAAACAATGCGCTTGAGCTGAAACAAGTCCAGTTTGATAACCAAGGAAGCCAACCGACCGATCAAAGCAGAGCTCTGTATGCCTTCGGTGGAGAGCTTTATTATCGAGATTCTTCTGGTAACCAGGTGCAGATGACCAATAGCGGATCTATTGCATCAACTGGAGGATTCGTGAATTTAGATGCCCCAGCTTCTGCAGTCTATGTCCCAGGATCAGATCTTTTCCAGCTATGGCATAACCAGGGGGGATCCGAATACGGCAAGCTGGCCATCAGTGATATGTTCATATACAAATATTCAGATGATGGAAGTGGGACCTCGGACAAAGTAGAACTAAAATATACGGCAACCGGATCCAGTTCTGAACTGACCCTTCCAAATGAAACCGGGACCCTGCTTTCGACAGCAACATCATTTGCTGGTTCCATATCCATAGCAACATCATCCAGTAACGCAAACATCAGTCTTTCGCCTCATGGAACTGGGGAGCTGATCGTCGGGAATGGAGGTGCATCCGGGAAGATTTCCAGCTCAGGAGACTTCGATCTTGTCCTTGAAACCGGAAACAGCACAACCGGGAACATTACGCTGACCGACGGATCAAACGGTGATATTACTCTCACGCCAGACGGCACCGGAGTTGTTGCAGTAGCGACAAAATTAAAAGTAACCGGGAACGAAATCCTGGCGTCTGATGGCGGGACTGCCATCACCATGGATACCTCGGACAACGTCACGATCGGCGGAGATCTGACCGTCACCGGTAACGATATCAAAAGCAGCGGCGCAACCGTTATGACCATGAGCTCCGCCAACGCGACTTTTGCTGGAGACGTAACCTTGAACGCAAATCCGACAGCAGCTCTCGGAGCTGCGCCCAAACAATATGTTGACTCGCAAAGTATTGTCTTTGCCATAGCCTTGGGATGATTTATGAGCTCATTTAATAGATATGAAAGAACATCTGCTGGGGATGTTTTTACGGCAAACAGCACTGACGTGATAATAGGGATCATAGTCGCCAATACTCATGCGACGGCGACCCTCCAGTGTGATATCACTCTTTCCGGAACGGACCTGGTCAAAGATCTCAGGGTTCCAGTTGGGGGTGCAGTCGAACTGGTCCAGGGAAAGATTGTCTGCGAAAGCGGCGATGCTTTAGCCATTGCAAACATAGATTCCGGATCAGTGGCAGTCTATGCCTCAGTCCTTGACTCTGCATCATAGGAGATACCATGAAAAGAATAGGAGCAGGATCATTCGAATCGGGTGAGCCGATCGCCGCAAAAGGTGATGAATCGGGAGTGACCGGTCATGTCAGTTCGGTGTTTTCCGGAGTGCTAAGAAACCCAGCGACCATAAATTCAGCCGTCGAAATATCGGCAGATGAGAACTGCGTGGTAGCGGGACCACTGACTATAGGTAGTGCAGGATCTCTGACCATCAATGGGGTTCTTGTAGTCGTTTAGAAAGGAATTATTATGGCCGTAGTTACTTCAAACACAATTCAGCCTGCATCTGGTCAGGCATTAACGATCAAAGATGAAGGTGGTACGGCAAGTATTACTGTAGCCACAAATGGTGAAGCTACTTTTGCAGAAAATATAATAGTTGGCACGGCAGGAAAGGGGATTGATTTTAGTAATCAAACTGCTGGATCTGGGATGCAGTTAGAACTTCTAGATCATTATGAAGAAGGAGAATATCAGGTTACGAGTTTGTCAACGACAGGAGGTGGAACAGTACCAATTAGTTCAAGTTACGATATGCTTTCTTATGTTAGAATCGGCAGTATGGTACACGTTGGGGGGGAATTAATAGTAAGTGGAGCTTTATCATCAACCGATGGAGCATTATTAATTCCTTTGCCGTTTGCAGTTAAAAATAAAACTGAATCAGCAGAAAATTTTAACGGAACTTTAACTATTTTTTCAGTCAATATTGATTCAGGTTGTGTAAGTTTAGCCACAAGGGTAAGTGGTGGCAACACGTATGCGGATATGTTGTTAAGCAAAGATGATGCAGCTTATTCTGCAATCTATGGTTCTGCAATTAATAGCAATTCACGGCTTAATTTTGGTATTCATTATATAACCAGTGCATAAGGAACTAATGGCATTATCAAAAAGAACAATTACAGACAAAATCGAGACTGTACGCATAAAAGACCACTATGTTTTGCAAGTCAGGAATGCAATTCAAGTGTTAGAAGATGGGGATTTACTTTCTCAAAAATTCATGCGTTATATTCTTACACCAGATGCAGATGTTTCCACAATAACTGATCCAGTAATCTTAGCCCAGTTTAATGCGGTTATGACTGACGAAATAAAAGCAAACTACAGTAAATTTCTTGCAGAACAGAATAAAG